TCGGTACTGCGCATCTGGCGGTGACCGGCTCCGACATCGTGATCCATGACGGCTTCAGTGCGCAATCGGTGCTGGACAAGAAGGCGCGCCGGTACTTCTTCCAGAACCTGGACACGGCCAACAAGGGGTTGGCGTTCTGCGTCAAGAACCCGTTCCTGAACGAGATCATGGTTTGCTACCCGAGCATCGGCGCGACCTGGTGCGATACGGCGCTGGTCTATAACTACGTCGATGGCACGGTGAGCTTCCGCAGCCTGCCGAACGTCACGCACGCGGCATTCGGCCCGGTCGACAACAGCCTGTCCGGCAGCTGGTCGCAGGACTCGGCGCCGTGGGATTCCGACCTGACCGCGTGGAACGGCCCGGATTTCACGCCAGACCGCACGCGCGTGATGATGGGCAGCGCCGACAACAAGCTCTACCTGCTCGACGCCTCGGCATCGTTCGACGGCGCGCTGCCGGACGCCTTCCTTGAGCGCACTGGGCTGCACTTCGACGCGCCCGAGCGCATCAAGATGATTACGGGCGTGGTACCGCGCATCACCGGCAATCAGGGCGGCACAGTGCTAGTTCGGCTCGGTTGGGCTGAAAATCCCGGCGACGATCCTGTGTGGCTGGACCCAATGACCTACACCATTGGCTCAACTCTGCGCTGCGACGGCTTCGTATCGGGCCGCTACCTAGCCATTCGATTCCAGACCGGGACCGCATTCTCGTGGCGCCTAGATAGCTTCGACATGGTTGTTGAAGACGCAGGGGAGTACTAAGCATGCGACCAACCAACAGCAGCACATTCGCCTACCAGCCCTCAGCCCCGCCGAGCGACCCGGCGCAACTTCCGCGATGGCTACAGGAGGAGGTAAACAAAATCAAGGCCGCTTATGACGCACTTGCCGAGGGTTTCGATCCTGTGGTGTACGCGCCTCCGCCAAAGCCTCGTCAGGGGATGAGGCGATACGCGGACGGAACCCAATGGAATCCAGGCAGCGGCGCCGGTTTGTATAGATACGACGGAACCGCGTGGCGATATCTCGGATAGACGGTCTATATGCAAATTAACCGCAGCAAATTCGGCCTTGCTGCTGAGTTATCGAATAAAATATAGCTAACAGGAAAGGAACCCAAATGGGACTTTTGAGTAGCCTCGCAGGAATTGCGGCGCCCATCGTCGGTAACATCATCGCCCCTGGTATCGGTGGCGCAATTGGCGGTGCGGTCGGTGGCCTTATTGGTGGCAGCGGCCAACCTAAATCACTCACCGCCACGAGCCAGCAGCAGATCGATCCTCGCATGGACGCCATGTTGTGGGGCAAGGATGGCTCGCAGGGTCTGATCGGCAAGTACCAGTCCTACCTGGACCAGCCGCAATCGCAGGCCCTGCAGGGCTACGGCAAGACTGCCGGTGACTACCTGAGCAATTATGGCTCGTCCGATATGGGGGCGATCCGAAATGCTGCTACTGGCCTGATGGATGGGAAGGCCGCGCCGAACGCAGGCGGCGGCGTCGGCGTCCCCGATGTGCTGTGGAATAAGTACGTGGGAGTAGACGCACCGAAGCAGAACAATATCGACCTGACCGGCTCGTACCAAAACCTGCTTAGTGGCGGCAACACGGCAGCGCTCGACAAGTCACTGCAAAGCGCAGTCAACCTGACGAACCAGTCGTTCCAGAAGAACCAGTCCAACATGACGGACAACCTGTTGCGCAACGTGATGCCGAGCATCCGCAGCAACAGCGTGCTCGCGGGCCAATACGGTGGCTCGCGCCAAGGTGTCGCCGAGGGCAACGCGATCAGCGACTTCACGAAGCAGCTCACCGACTCGAACACGACGCTGGGCATGGCGAACAGCGCGAACACGACCGCTCAGCAGGCGCAGGCGTACCAGCAGGGCCAGGATCGCGCACTGGCGGCAACACAAGGCCTCGGCGCGCAGCAGTACGGCGTGGCAAGCCAGAATGCCGCGCTTGGTCAGGCATCGCAGTTCGCCAACCAGCAGGCGGGCAACAATGCCAGCCAGTTCGCCGCATCCCAGGTGCAGAACGCCAACCAGTTCAACGCTGGGCTGCAGATGCAGCAGAACCAGCTGAATAATTCTGCCGCGCTGGGTGGCGCCGGATTGCTGAGTGGCCTGAATGGCCTCGCTTATGGCACGGCAACGAACGCGGACAACTACGGCATCAACCGCGCAACGCAGGTGAATGGCCTGCTGGCTCCGTACCTCGGTGCCAACTCGTCCTCGACCAACTCGCAGCCGCTGTATCAGAACCAAGCAGGCAATGCTCTTGGCGGTGCTTTGATGGGCGGCATGCTGACCGGCGGAAGCAATGGCAGCGGCATCAACAGCGCAATCTCCGGCCTGTTCGACGGGAAAGTCGGCGACAGCCTCTTTAAATCCTTTGGCCTGGGAAGTTCTCTGTAAAGGAAAATCATGCCGGGACTACTCGACCTATTCGGCGGTGATAATCCGCAAACTCAAGGCCTGCTCGCTGCTGCTGCGGGCATTCTCAATGCTTCTGGTCCATCTCTCATGCCGCGTTCGCTCGGTCAGGTGATGGGCGCTGGCATCGGTGGCTATCAGCAGGGCCAGCAGTCTGCTGCAGAGCAAGAAATGCTGCGTCAACGGATGAAGCTTCTTGAGCTGCAAGAGCAACGAGAACAGCAGAAGCTCGACCTGCAAAAGCAAGTCATGTCGCGTTTCACAGGTGGCGGCGTGTCTCCTGGCGCATCTGCTGCGCTGGCTCAGGGTGCCACAGTGGGCGATATCGGCCCTACCGTTACCAATGCTCAGCGTATGGCTCAAGCTCCCGCCCCCTCGACTGGGGCTGAGATAGGGGACCTGGACACGCTGCGCGCAATGGCAATTGCGGGCATTCCTGGCGCAAAAGAGCTTTTCGACATCCATAAGTACCAGCATGAGCCGCAAAAACTTGAGGCTGGCTCGACTTACGTCGACCGGGCAACTGGCAAGCAGCGTTACATGCCAAAGCTCGACAACGGCTTCACGATTGATAGCAATGGTGCTGCTAGCATGTTGCCGGGGTATGTTGACGGTACAGCGGCACTGGAGGGAGCTAAGGCAAACGCCACCGAAGAGGCAAAGGCGAAGTACGGCACTACAGTGCTTAACCTGCCGGGCGGTCCGCGTATGGTCTCCAATGCGGAGTTGCCGGATGTCCTCTCCGGCGGCTGGGGCAATGTCAACAAACAGTATAACCAGGGTAAATCGCAGCGCAACTCCGATCAACTCGCCATCTTGAATGACGAGTACGCACGCACTACCAACCCGAAAGATCGGGCCGCCATTGCACGCGAGATCGTCAATGCAGGCGGTCGTGTCCCTCAGGGCGGCCCTGGTGTGGCCCTGCAAGATCCTGTAGAACAAGAAGCGCGAATGCGCGGCGTGCAGGTCAATTCTGATCTCGACAAGACCAAGCGCCTTGGCGATCAATCAGCGCAGAAGCTGTACGGCCAGATCGGCGCGGTGATCCCGCAAGCTCGCTCGCTGCTGAGGCAAGACCCAACCGGCTCGGGCGCGGGTGCCTTGGTCGATAGTACGCTTGGCTTCTTTGGCCGCACCACTGATTCCGGCATTGCTGCAGACAAGCTCTCAACCATTGGGGGCTGGCTAACTTCGAACGTTCCGCGCATGGAAGGCCCGCAATCTGACGCCGACCGGAAGAACTACGCCGAAATGGCCGGTCGCATCGGAGATCGCACGCTTCCTGTTCAGGCGCGCCTTGCCAACCTCGATGCGCTTGAGAAGCTGGTCGGCGCGTACGCCAACGCGAACGGGCTTAAAGCGCCCGGAGCACAAGAGCAGCCCTCGGCGCAGCGCAAGGTAGCAACCCTCTCTGACATCGCAGCCACGGCCAAAGCAAGCGGTCGCAGCACAGCAGAAGTCACTGCCGCCCTGCGTGCCAAGGGCTACATCATCGGAGGCCAGTAATGCCAGGACGCGACCTTAGCGCCGAACTGTTCGGGGATGCTCAGCCAGCGAAGGCTGGCGGGCGCGATCTATCTGCGGAGTTGGGCCTTGCGGCGCAACCCGTGTCTTCCGGCGGAGAGCGCAACCTTGCTTCGCTCATCACCGGCAAGGCCGCTCCAGTTAGCCAGATGGAGAAATTCGGACATGGCCTGATGGACCCGATCAACGGCGGCGCGCAACTGCTGACTAAAGCGCTACCAACCGGCATGGTCAACGCTGGCAACAAGCTGAACAACTGGCTTGCCGATAAAACCGGCTTGGTCGCGCGCCTCCCCGAGGGCGGGGTGGACCAGCAAGTGCGCCAAGACGAAGCGGCATATCAAGCACGCCGGGCAGCGTCTGGTGAAAGCGGCTTCGACGGCTATCGAGTGCTTGGTAATGTGGCGTCCCCTGCAAACCTGGCACTGGCGGCACGCGCCCCTGCAGCTGTGACGCTAGCGGAGAGGGTAGCAGCGGGCGCTGGAAGTGGCGCGGTGTCGAGCTTGCTTAACCCTGTTGCGTCGGGTGATTTCTGGTCCGAGAAGGGTAAGCAGGTTGCAACTGGCGCCGCAGTTGGTGGCGCACTTCCTGCGGTCATAGGTGGCGTGGCTCGCATCGCCAGCCCTAGGGCATCGACAAACGCCAGCTTACAGCTCCTGAAGGACGAGGGCGTGCAGCCCACCATCGGTCAGGCTTTGGGCGGTCGCTGGAATGCGCTTGAAGAAAAGCTGCAGAGTGTGCCCCTGGTCGGTGACGCCATTGTAAACGCACGGAAGCGCTCAATGGAGCAATTCAACCGTGCGGCGATCAATCGAGCCACCGGCAAAGTTGGTACTGAGGTCGATAGCATCGGTCAGACCGGCGTGCGCGAAGCTGGTGACACGATCTCCCAGGCATACGACGACGCTCTTAGCCAAATTTCAGGTGTCAAACTGGACGGCCAGTTTAATCGAGACCTGTTGCAGCTACGTGGAATGGCGCAGGGTCTGACGAGCACGATGAAGGCGAAATTCAACAATGCCGTCAATGAAACCCTGATGCGCAAGGTTTCGCCTAACAAGTCGATCCTTCCTGAAGACTACAAGGCCATCGACAGCGAACTTGGTAACTTGGCTTCGCGTTATGGCAAATCATCCGTAGCAAGCGAACAAGAACTAGGCGATGCCGTGACTCAGCTTCAGGCGCTGCTTAAACAGCAGATGTTACGAACGAATCCTGATGTCGCAGGCAAGCTGCAGGCAGCAGATGCAGCTTGGGCTAATCTGGCACGCGTCGAGGGCGCGGCAAAGTCCGCTAAGAATGCTGAAGGCGTATTCACGCCAGGCCAACTCAATATGGCTGTCCAGGCTGCGGACCGAAGCGTGCGCAAACGTGCTGTCTCGCGCGGTACAGCTCTCCTGCAGGATCTCGGTAATGCCGGCCAATCCGTCCTTGGCAACAAGGTTCCCGATAGCGGCACGGCTCAGCGCTTGATGTACGGTGCGGGCGCCCTTGGTACTGGCATGGTCAACCCGGCGATTCCGGCTGCATTACTCGGCGGCGCAGCACTCTACACATCACCGCTGCAACGTGCGCTGGTAGGCGCGGCGAGTTCGCGCCCAGCTCTTGCCCAGCCATCTGCCGAACTCCTCAGGAAGACCGCACCCTACCTTGTCCCGGCGGGTGCGCAATTTGGCCTTGGTGTACTCAATCAGTAAGCCGTATAAGCCAACCCCCAAGGCGGAGGCGGCTGCGCGGACGACGTTATCGTTCATCTTGCCAGTGTAGCACTGATTTATTAGCAACCCATGGGTTTCCTCATATGAAACCACTAACCGAGAGGCCTACGATGGTAGACCATGTTAAGACCGTAACCGATGCTGCTGCCTATACCGCTGCGGCAGCATCGATTTGCGGCCTGCTCCAGCCTATCGTGGCCTTCGTCGCCTCGATGTTGTCGATTCTCTGGCTGTGCCTTCAGATGCGGGAGTACTTCCGCAAGAAGCGGGAGGGACGCGAATGAACATGGAGCACGTGACGGGCCAGCTTCAGGCAGACGAAGCCCTGCGCCTCAAACCCTACGATGACGCTACCGGCAAGGAGCTGCGCCCCGGTGATCGGCTGATTGGAAAGCTGACCATCGGCATTGGGCGGAACCTTACTGATAACGGTATCTCTGGAGCAGAAGCGTACATGCTCTGCAATAACGACGTACGCGGCACGATCCGAGAGCTAGACCGCGCGCTCCCGTGGTGGTCGAAGATGAGCGATAACCGCCAAGACGCTCTCCTTAACGCGGCTTTCAATTTGGGTGTCCCGCGTCTGCTTGGCTTCAAGAACGCGCTGGCTCTGCTGGAGGCTGGCCGTTGGGATGCTGCTGCTGCTGAGTTTTTGGATAGCAAGTGGGCAAACCAAGTCGGCGACCGTGCCAAGCGTATCGCTGACGCTATCAGGAAAGGATGACTATGTGGCCGCAACTTATCCCCCTTCTCGGCAACCTGTTTGACCGGATCTTCCCCGACCCGAAAGCCGCAGCCGATGCAAAACTTGAAGTAATGAGGCTGGCCCAGGCTGGCGAACTGGCCCAACTGAATGCCGATCTGCAGATGGCTACCGGCCAAATGGATATTAACAAGGTAGAAGCGGCCAGTTCGTCCCTGTTCGTCTCAGGCTGGCGTCCTGCGATTGGCTGGATCTGCGGCGCAGCGTTCGCCTTCAAGTTCATCGGCGGCCCTGCTGCCTTCGTCCTGTCGCAATGGGCAGGGCATCCGATCACGCTGCCAGTGTTCGACTTCACGGAGATGAGCACAATCCTGCTGGGGATGCTGGGCCTCGGCACCCTTCGGACTGTCGAAAAGGTCAAGAACGTAGCCTAAGGAGAGCGCTTGAAAATTTTATTCCTGCCTGACACCCAAGCCCGTCCTGGCGACGATTTCTCTTTCCTGCGCCGCATCGGTCACTACATCGTGGACAAAAAGCCCGATGTCATCGTCCACGCCGGGGACTTCGCAGACATGTGCAGCCTCAGCATGTACGACAAGGGTAAGAAGTCGTTCGAAGGGCGCCGCTACCGCCTGGACGTGAAAGCCGCGCACGATGCCATGAAAGCCCTACTCGGCCCAATGCGCGAGTACAACGAGATGCGCTTACGGAACAAGAAAGCCCTGTACCGCCCGCGCATGGTGCTCACCCTCGGCAATCACGAGGACCGCATTAACCGAGCCATCAGTAATGATCCGATCCTAGACGGCACGATCAGCACTGACGACCTGAAGTATGCCGAATACGGATGGGAGGTGTATCCATTCCTAGAGGTAGTGGTAATTGGTGGCGTTGCGTTTAGTCACTTTTTTTGCACCGGAGCCATGGGCAGGCCAGCCTCAACGGCTCAGGCCCAACTGAGTAAGAAAATGATGAGCTGCGTGGCGGGGCATCAGCAGGGACGCCAGATCGTCTCGGCATACAGGGCCGACGGCAAGCGCATTACTTCCATCATCGCCGGCTCCTGCTACGAGCATCACGAGGACTACCTGAACCCTCAGGGTAATAAACACTGGCACGGCGTCCTCATGCTGCACAACGTCGAGGACGGGCAGTTTGACGAAATGGCGGTGCCGCTCAGCTGGATCAACGAGAAATACTCTGAAAAAGCTGCCGCGTGAGTTGTACACTTGGCGGATGAGATTACTCATCTGCTTCCTCATCCTCGCACTTCCTGCTCGCGCTGGCGAGCGCATCAAGCGCGATCCGAAGGCTGTTCGCATCTTTCGCGCTGCCGTGCCATGCCCCGCGACCGAGAAGCCAGAGAGGCGCTGTCCTGGCTACGTGGTCGACCATATTGTGCCCCTGTGTGCCGGTGGTGCTGATGATGCCGGGAACATGCAATGGCAATCGGTTGAGGACGCCAAGATCAAGGACCGGGCCGAGCGCGAGCAGTGCCGGAAGCGGCAAAAGTAGCTCAGCTCAGCCGCGCCGCGATATCTTCAGCTGTCGCATTGTAATACGTGCGGAGCTGGTTGATATTCGTATGTCCGACCATTCGAGCCAAGTCAAGCACGTCCAACTTCTGAGCGAGGCGCGTGATAGCTTCATGGCGCGTATCGTGGAAGGTAAGTCCTTCAATGCCCGCGTTCTTCCTGGCTTTACGGAATAGAGCATCGAGGATGGCAGATGACAAGTCAAACCCTCCAGGGACCAGCTTCCATATGGCTAAGGCCTGTGGCGACAGTGGGACATCACGCGGGCGGCCATTCTTCGTCATATGCAGGCGAGCTACTCGGCCCTGTACATCGCCCTTCTTAAGTGAGCAAATTTCGCCAGCCCGCATTGCTGTTTCGATGGCAAAAAGGAAGGCAAGGGCGACACGGTGTTGCTTCGTCACGGGCTCGCCGGGAATTTTGCGGTCCCACCCAAGCTGAAGACAGATGAGGTCAATCTCTTCCTCGCTGATGCGACGATCACGATGCGGTGGATCTTTAGGACGCTCAACATCCTTTGTCGGCACATCCTTGATCCATCCCCACTCGCGCTTTGCCACTGTGAAGACATGCGAAAGCAGGTTCATATCCCGGTTCACCGATGAGCTTTTGACCTTACGCAACCGGCTATCACGCCAGGCTGCTACGTCGGCTGGCTTGACCTCCGCAACCTTCTTGTCGGCCAGATCAGTTGCGCAGAAGAAGGCGATGCGCTTCGCTTCGTTTGCATAGCTGCGCTTCTTCTTTGACACCTCTAGCTCGTACTTTTCCAACGCGTCCCGCAGCGTTTTGCCGTTCCCACTGCTATCTCCCTCTACGATCTGTATCCGTTGCTCAGCTTCCCAAGCCAGGGCGGAGGCCTTCGTGGTGAAAGTTCCAGAGACTCGCTTGCCCTTGACCATAATGCGATGTCGCCATACGCTGCCTTCCTTCTTAGGCGCTGCCATTTTTGCCAATCCTTTTGGTAATTTTTGGCAAATGGTATCAGAAACAAAGCATGAGAAAGCGAAAGGCATCAAGCCAGCGGTGTCGCTTTGCCTTAGAAATCAAATACTAAGTGGGGGAAAGAGAAGTTAAGGACTTGACAATGGTGCCGGTGACCGGTAACGTTAACCCTAATATTTCAAGACGTTAGGGAAGGCGTTGGCAAAAAAATGGCAGAAAAAATTGAATGCGGAAACGAAGATTGGGATGCCATCTACGAGTACGAACGATGCCGCCAGCCTGTTCGAAAGCTATGCCAAGACGTTCACAGGCATTTTACGTGGCAAGGAGCAGATAGCCAATACAAGACCCCGCGTGACTGGCTGAAGCATTATGCCTCATGCTTTCACTTCAGTGACGCAGAGATATGGGCGGCGCGCACCACGGGAAGCATTCCATGTGCAGAGGGAGTGTATTTCCTATTTGATGGAGACGCGTGCATCTATGTTGGGCAGACCCATAACTTTTGGGACCGATTCGAGCAACACAGACGGAATCGGATGAGGTGGACTTCACACGTGTACATGGAGGTTCCAAAGATCCATGCCCCAGCAGTTGAGGCGTATTACATCCGAAGACTCAGGCCAGCGCTAAATGCGACATCTCCCAGCCTAAGCCTATACTCCAATATTGTTGAAAAGCTCGGCCTTGACCGAGCTGCCTAGCGTCAGTGCTGTAGACTCTCGGCCCAGCGCACCACTTCACGGGCCTTATAGAGAGGGAGGCCGGTCCCATTCGCTGTCTGAATGCGGATCGGCCTTGGGAAGCTTGGCAGCGGCAGTATCTTGTCGCGCACGGTGCTGTAAGAGCGTTTCAAGTACGCCGCAATATGGGAGGTATCCCACAGGTCATACTCGATTGGGATAGTTTTTTCGCTGAGCTTTTGCAGAATTGCGCTCAAGATTTCTTTTTCGCTCATCGGTCAATCCTCCTTCTTCGCATCGTCCTTGGGTTGCTGCCCCGGCAGTGGTGGCGGCACGTATTGCTCTTTCTTCGGCTTATCTCCCCATATGCGGGAATGCCCGTCTTCGTATCCCTCGCCTGGTCGTTGCCAGCTTCCTTTAACGCCCATCGTGTTCTCCTTTCTGCTGCTGTCCAAGTTTGCCAAGCTGGTCGTGGTCCATCGTGTCGTATGCTGTCGGCTGTGCGGTATTGCCAGGAGCAGGAGCGGCGCCGTAGAGGGGGAATATGTTCCTGATGTGCGTGTCGGCGCTGGGCTTCTCGCGGCTGAAGAACTCGCACCAGATGCCGTTACCGCCGGGCTGAAGGCATTCATATGACCACGCTGCCGGCAATGCATCATCAGCGCTGCGAGCGGGCCAGCTGTCGATGTGGGCGATGAGGTTTTCGGCATCCTTGTTCATCAAGGGGTGGCCATTTACCCATCCCTGTACATAACCTAGTAACCTACGGAATTCCGGATCGTCGGCAATGCTCTGTCGCTCTCCCCCTGCTGTACTGGCGGGGGAAGGGGTGGCGTCCTCATACGTCGCGGCAAAGATGTCGGGCTTGCAAGGATAGATCTCGCCCTTGATGCCGCGAATGATCCAGTCGCCGGGCTGCGCGCGCATTTGGCCTTCCAGTGTCTCGATGACGATCTCGTCGCCCCAGCGCATGATGAAGCCGGGCGCGCCTGGTTCGATGTACATCGCCTTCGTGAACCACTCAGGCGGCGACGTTTCGAACTTCGTGCCGGGCCATTGGATTGCTTCGATCACGACAGGCTTTTTACGAAACTCCATTGCTTCCTCCATCGGTATTAAGAGCTGGCGGAGATACCTGGGCTCCAGGGCCGCGCCCATGCCACGCTTCGGCAAATCCTTCGTTCAGTAGTTGGAAGGGTGCAGCAAGCACTTTGACAAGCACAGACAGCGGCAAGATCAGTAACAGCTTCGCCGCCGCCCACAGGATCAGCAGCCAGTTGCACACCACCATTGGCAGGAACGCCATGAGCATCACCGACCGACGCAGCCACGCTGCACGGATACGGCTGAAAGGAATTCGGATCGGTTCAGCCATTCTTCTCTCCTTCTGCGCTGTTATTGGCGCTGTCCTGGCCCTGGTTGCCTAGATTGCGACTCGACATTGCTCCCATCGAAACCGCTGCCATCGCGGCGGTCGCCAGCATCATTCGCGACATGCCACCACGACGGCGCTCTGTGGGGCTGGGCGCACGGCGTGCTGCAAGGGCGCGGCCCTCTGCCTCCTGCCGTTCTTCCCGCTCTTTCTGACGCTGCGCCATGCGCTCGGCTTCGCGCTTGATGGCTTCTGCCTGACGTTCCTCGAATGTGCCACGCTGCTTTGCCTGTCCCATTACGCATCTCCTTTCTGCTCATCTTTCTTTGGCTGTGCTGCCGGGGCCGCAACGACCTTGCAGAATCGTGCTGACCAGCCATAGGTCTTTCCGTCTGCAACCACATCCAGCGCACCGTTCGGATGCACGCAGGTGATGACAGCCCTTGATGCCCACGACTTGCCGCCGTCTTGCTCGACCGTCGCACCGACCTTGTATCCAAGCGCGGACCAGTCCATGCATTTGCCGGCTGCGCTCTCCCGCTGGTCGGGCTGTGCGCCAATCCGAGCCGCACGTTCGACCCTGCGTTGAGCAACATCAGCCAAGACTTGCTCGGCATCGGCAATCGCTTGCAATCGCGGATCGGCGGGCTGTGCGCTGGCTGGCGCGATGACGACTGTGCTGGTGCCGTTCGCGTAATTGACGGCCTGGCTGTAGTCCGTCAAGTCGAACTTCACGTTGCCCTGACCCTTGGCCGCGAGCTGGGCGCGC